CAGATACTGTTTTAAAACGACTAGAATCAATTTGTGCGTCATTCGATGTTGAGATGGAATTTAGTGTTGTATTTGATGGGCATCTGGTTTCTAAAAAGTTAGTAACTGTTAAAGAGACTGTATCAAGATCTAAGTATCCAACTAGAAGATACTTTGATGACAACGATATAGTGGGTCTATCCGTTACTAAGAGTATTGAATCACTATACACAGCAGTTGAGCCGACAAATGGCGATATTAACATAAGTAACATCGAATATGATGATGGCGACTTCTTTACAGTTAGAGGAGAACGATGTCTTTATGCTAGAACAGCAAATAAAGTATGGTCTCGTTTTAGAATAAATGGTAAAGATGCAGCGTCTAAGGCAGGTTACATACATGCTTATAAGTCGTACTCGGATGGTGCTCCGGAATCAGTATTCGCATCGGCTTTATCAGAATTGAAACAGAATTGTCAACCTCAATTCTCATATACTACAAATGTATTGGATTTAGATGCAACAGTTGGCGATTATATACAATTGGTACAAAAAAACAAAGCTGATCCAGTATACTTAGAAGCAAGAATTATAAGCGTAACAAATCACTATTCAGATCCGTCTAGTGACGAGTGTACAATAGGGACGTATAGAGTTCTTTCTCCAAATACAAGTAACGATATTTTAAAAGTAGTAGACGAAGTCAAGAAGCAAATTCTAACTAAGGTTGCTGCTGATAAGATAGATTATGCTATAAGTGACTCTGGAACAGAACCTCCGGCAGAAGATAAATGGACCGATTTAGCACATTTACCTATTATCAAAGCTGGGAAATTCCAATGGACCAGACGAACAGAGTATTATTCAGATGGTTCAACACCTGTATCATATAGCATTGCTAAGTCTGAGGCTGCTCGTATACCAAAAATTGTAGAAACTAAATACTTCTACCAATTAGGTCAAAATGGAAGTACTATACCTAGTGGTGAGTGGTTACAAACAAGACCTGCTGCTACAGAAGACAAACAGTATGTTTGGACTAAGACAGTTGATATTTACGATACACCAGATACACGTATAGAACACTATCAAGTTGTATTAGATGGTAAGCAAGGTAAGAACGGTAGATCAATCGAAAAGCAATGTACTCAGTATTACTTGTCTACTAGTAAAGATGACGTAGTTGGTGGTTCATGGGTTGACAATAATGTTCCTATTAGAAAAGTAAATACATATATCTTCAAACGAGAGTATACAAAATGGAGTGATGGGGTTGAGAAGGTTACCGATCCTATACTTGATGATTATCACAACAACCAGTATGACACGATTTCTACTTTATATCGTAATATAGAGTCTGATAGTACTCGATTAAAGACTCAACTAGGTAGAATCGAAAAACTTGAATCTACAACTAGTGATTACGAAAGTATAAAGGAAAAGGTAAACGAAACCATTGTTACATACTCTGATACTATTCAACAGTTTACTACAACCGTTAATGGTATTAAAGAGATAACTGGTGTAATTAAGACTAATGAAGATGGTATTAACATTGCTAAACCAAACGATCCATCTGGTTTAACTAATCAGCTTGGCTCTAAGGGTTTTGAAGTAACTAAGCCTACTATCACTGGTGCTAGAGTTACAGTATTAAAAGCAGATGAGCAAGGTGTATACGCAAGCTCATTTAAAGCGGTTGACTCTATGTCTTTCGGTGCACATAAGGCAGAATTTTATAGAATGGATGAAATAGATGGTTCTAAGAATGTTGATGGAACGGGTTATTTCTGGATAGGAGATGTTAAGTAATGGCTATTAATAGTAAATGGCTACCAACCGCAAGTAGTGGTAGTTTGTTATTAACTGCATCTTGTAATGAGTTAAGTTATGACATCTCAACAAATACATCTAAGGTACAATGTAGTATTCAGATACAAAACCCAAATAACTATACGATGTATTCTGGGTATTCTCAACCGTACATTAAGCTCACAGTACATACTACAAGTGACACTCCAGGATGGGCTAGTTGGGATGCTCAAACGAAATACATTCCAAATACTCCGGCTCATTTCGATGATTCTATCTATCTAGAATATAATATTCCACATAAAGCAGATGGTAGTCTACAGTGCAGTGTAACTGCATCATTCTATGCAAATGGAGCATCGGTAGGTTATATTCCATCGGATAACTATGTTAACTCTGGAACAGTTGTGTGTACTAATATTCCTCGTGCTTCGAAAGTAGATTCTTATACTTTTGGTATTAATTGGGATGATTATTACAGTATTAAATACACAAAACAAGTTGCATCATATTCACAGCAATTGAGAATCTCAATACAAGGTGGTTCAGAAATACATAGAGTTCAAAATTATGTAAGTGGTACTAGGGTGACATTACCAAGTTCGGCAATAGATAAGCTCTGGATGAGTTCTGCCTATAGAAATGACGTTACTGTTACAATGGTATTAGAAACGTACAACGGTTCCATCAAAATAGGAGAATCTACAGCATATGCTAAAACGTTTGAAGTTAACGATCCACTTACTATTACATACTCAATAGAAGAGGTGGCTCTTAAACCAAAAGGGGTTAAGGATAACGAGTTCGTAACATTACTTGGTTCTAAACGGATTAAAGTTACGGCTACTTGTGCTCACTCAAAACCAAAGATATTTGTGGAATGTGGTGGAGCTACAAAAGAAAACACCGATTGTGTTTCAGGAACTCAGTATTCTTTTGATTTTACAAATCTGACATCTGCTAACTATAAAGTATATGCAATGAATCAGAGACCAAACTCTACCGTTGTTGCTGTCGATACAAGTGGCACGTTGATTAATTATTTTAAACCATCTATTGTATTATCGGATGTTGCTAGAATTAATGATACTGCTAGTAACGGTTTTATAAATCTACAAGCAATTGTATTTGGTGGTAATATTGGTACTACGTCTGGCAGTAATGCTACTTATACAGTTTTAAAGAACGATAGTAGAATTATCAACGAGGTATCAGCTGTTAGTAACAACAGACTTATTGTTAAAAAGCCAATATCTAACATACCTTATAAGGAAGGATTTGAGTTTAAGTTTCAAGTAACAGATGCTTTTGGTGGAGCGTCTAATGTTACATCTTTTAACTTACTAATTACAAAACCCGTATTAAGCTACGGTAAAAAGCAATTAGATGTCCACCACATATTGAGACTTGGTGATGATAATGAAACTGGTGTTATAGCCTTTACTAAAGATAGTGGTATTAAGTATGGTAAGCTTATGCTTGACAACTCTAATTATCCATCGGGACAGAACTTCTTCAAAATTGCAGAGTTCAAATATATTAAGGGTATAGCATATGACTGCCTCATGAAGGTATTTTCTGGATGGGGTTTAGAAGAGATTCGTATAAGGATGTCTGACGATGGTTCTAAATTAGTACAGGATATTAATTCTTCATATTACTTCGGAGGGTATAGATACGGTCTTCAAGTATTACAAATGAACAATAAAGGAATCGAGATATGGTATCATATTAATGGCGGAAATACTACTCTATGTGATATCACGTTAGAGTATTTCCAAAGGGACACCACTGGGTCTTATGCATATAACAACATAAAGGTCCTTGGTGAGTTCCCGTTTGCAAAGATACCAGATGCAACTCCTATTGGTAAAACTCCAGGGGCAGTATATACAACAGCGCTTAACAATAAACTATTGATGACTATGCCGGTTGGTACGTTATTGTATAATGATTCCAGCTCATTTAATCCAATTCATTTATTTGGAGGAAGTTGGCATAAGATTAGTAATGTTGGTTGGAGGAGAGATTCATGAGTATAGTTTTAGAAACAAAAGATGGCAAGAAAATAAGTTTATTAGACCATAATGGATTATGGATTAGACTTTCCGTCAAAATGGAAGAACTTAATAGCTTATTTAAAAGCTTATCAAGGGATAATATGTACAAAGCAAAGGTTTTAATTGACAACCAACCAATGTATGAGTTTGGATATGTTAATTTAGAGTCGTGCACTTTTGAATTTGGATCTCAATTGATTGCAAGTGTGGTATTCAAAGAGGTTCCAGTGTCTGAGATTGAATTATCAGCGGCAAGAGAAAAAGCCGAGGCAATGCGTAATGTGTTTCTAATAGGCATGAATTATGCTGCTCCTGAGGATGTCGTTAGATGGTGTAATGAACTAGATAGTTGGCGTGATAGTAAATACCCATACAAGAAGGGTGAACGATTTAAATACAATGGTAAACCGTACGAGGTTATTATGAACCTAGTTACGGATCCATATCAGACACCTGATAAGCAAAAAGCTCTATATAAAGAGATTACAAAAGAAAATAAACCTATCTACCCAGAATGGACTAATGGTATCATTGCCAAGAGAGGTGAACGATACATCTATGCTGGAGATATATGGGAAAACACTTGGGACGATAACTATAGAGCCCCGGGTGGTTTAGGTTGGAAGAAAGTGTAGGAGGTAAAGTAAAATGAATGCATTTTCACAGTTAGTTATTATCGCAGTATTAGTAGAGGCAGTTTGGGAAAACGTTAAACGCGTATATTCTGCAAATTCTACAAATAAGGTTGACCCTAATGTAGTAGGTTCACTAGCAGTGTCAATCGTTGTTTGCGTTGCTACATCTGCGGATTTATTCCCATTAGTTGGAATGCCATTAGCAATTCCTTTCTTAGGTTCGGCTCTAACTGGTATTGTTACGGCTCGTGGAGCAAACTTTGTGAATGACCTATTTACTCGTTTAAATGGTCCAAAGAAGGAGGCGTAAATGTTAAGAGTAGTTGACGTAGCATCTCATCAACAGGGAATCGTAACTGGTTCCCTCGACTGTGATGCTGTTATTTGTAAGGCAACAGAGGGCACTGGTTATGTTAACCCATTTTGCGACGAGCATTACCAGTCTGCCAAAGCTGCTGGAAAGCTTCTAGGTGTATACCATTACGCAAGTGGAGGAAACCCAGAAGCTGAAGCGGAGTTCTTCATCAACAATATTCAAGGATATTTACATGAAGCAGTTCTTGTATTAGACTGGGAATCAGGAGACAATGCTGCTTGGGGTGACTCAAGTTGGGTTGCTAGATTCTGTGCTCATATTGTAGCATTAACAGGAATCAATCCTATGATTTATGTACAACGTTCAGCAGCTAATCAGTGTGTTGGACTAGGTGATTATGGTATTTGGTTAGCAGAATATCCAGATTATGCGCCACGTGGTTGGGGCGATTATGTAGAACCAAACTATTCAGGTGACTACGCAATGCACCAATTTACATCATCCGGTTCTATTGCTGGATATGACGGACCGTTGGATTTAAGTTTATTCTTTGGTGATGCAACTGCTTGGGGACTATATGCTGGATCTAACGGGTCTGTCAGTGTTGCCCCAGTAGTACCAATAGAACAGCCAAGTCAACCAGAACTTGAAATCCGTCAAAATGGTAAACCGGTCAATCCGGCAAATTATGTTGCCTTCTAAG